ACAGGGATTCATGTTGAATGTGTTAGGAGGGCTAATCGCTTATTGTTTCAAAGAGAACAAACCGTCACTGAATATCTCCCGCTCAGAAATGGACATATTAGTGACGGCTTAACCAGAACTCAGGTTAAATATGTCTCAGTTAATGACTAACTGGATATGTATTGCCACGGAAGGCGATACGGTTGATGGCCGAGTGATGGAACCGCAATGGATTTTAGATGCGGCCGAACTCTATAACCCAGCGTTGTACACCGCTCGCATTTGGCCGGAACATGAACGTGGGTTCGGGGCAATGGGTGAAGTGTTAGCCGTTAAAGCCGGGCGAGATGACGACGGGGTTTTACGCTTATATGCGCAACTGCGACCCAATCATCATTTGTTACAGGCCAATCGAGAGGGACAATTACTGTTTACCTCTGTTGAACTTACACCTGATGGTGATTTTCGCGGAACCGGCAAAACCTATCTGGAAGGACTGGCCGTGACTGACTCACCCGCCAGTGTGGGCACAACGCGTCTGCAATTTAAAAAAAGGAACCAACATCGTCGATTCGGTGCGTATAAGCCACTGGTTATTGATGAGGTTAAACACATTAAGGATAACGACATGGCAAGGTCCAAAAAAGGATGGAAAAGCTTTTTTAACATTGAAGAATCAGAAGAAACTAAGTCAGAACCATCAAGCGATGATGCGTTGCAGGCGTTGGCCCAGGCTGTAGCCGATTTGGAAGCGCGAATTACCGCGCTTGAGGGTAAGCAGGAGTCCACCGAGCAAGCAGTCGCTGACGTTCAGGAAGATGTCGAGACAATGAAAGCGGTTGTCGATACCAAAGAATTTGCGCGTTTACGTGACAGTTTGCCCGATATTCTAAAAAAGTTTAACAAATTGGACGGTATTGCTACCCGCTTACCCTCGCGTAACCCAAAAGGCGACAAAAACGAGCCTTTTAAATTTCTGTAATTCCATGATGGAAAAAGGCAAAGGGAAGAGCTATGCAACTGAATCATCGGGCACGGTCATTTTTACAGAAATATACGGCGGGATTAGCCCAAGCCTATGGAGTAGAAGATACATCGCGTTACTTTGCGCTGACTGACCCGAAGGAAACCGCCTTGCGCAGCGCGTTGTTGGAATTGGATGCGATGGCGTCAGACCTGATTAACGCCTGTATTCCGCAACAATTCAGGCATGATCCGCGCTTAGTGGTACTGGTCGGTGCTGACTTAGTGGCAGCGGAACAATATCGACTGTATCAGGCGGCAGATAAACCGACTGAAAAAATTGCGGCGCAAATGTTGGGGAGTTCCATCGCTGGCTGTCTGGCGATGATACCGCCATTTATGCCGGGTAAACGTATGTCAGTCACCCTACTGTCTAACCTACAAATTCTGACACAGCGTAATACTCGCCAGCGTAAGGCGGCGTTTGAGGATGACCGCAAGCAGTTCGAAAATAAATACTTACGCAATGAAGGCTATGCATTGGAAGAGCCGGAATTGTACGCGGCCTATGATGAAGATGCCGTAATTATCGGTACTGTGGCTGAACCTGCTGAAAAACTGGATACAGAATAATGCTGTCACCTGCTCAACGACACAGGGCTGCGGTTGAACTTCGCCAGAAGCTGGCGCGGCAACAAGCGTTACCATTGCAGAGGGGGCGAGTATGCACTTGCAAGCCCGCGCCATTGAGCAGGATATTAAGCGGTTACGCCAGTTGGCGTTAACGGCGGAGCGGGTAGAGATGAAAAAGCGGGAACTGTTGCCTAATTATCTGCCCACGGCGGAACGCTACATAGCCGAGGGGGAAATTTACCGAAACCCGATTTTTGCCTACTGTGTGATTTGGTTATTTGATATTGGGGATTTTGCCAAAGGATTGGATTGGGCGGATATCGCCATTGAGCAAGGGCAGCTCACCCCCGACAATTTTCGCAGTAGCTTTCCGGCCTTTGTGGCCGACACTGTTTTACTCTGGGCACAGGTGGAAGCCGACGCCGGGAATAGTGTTGAACCCTATTTTTCAAGGACATTCAACAATGTGACTGAAAAATGGCAAGTACACGAGAAAATCAAGGCGAAATACTACAAATTTGCTGCCTTAAACCGGCTAAAAGGGGATAACGCCGACATTAAGGCGAGTTCGGTTGATAGGTTGGATGTGCTGGAGCAGGCGGATATCTGGTTATCAAAAGCGCATCAGTGCAATCCAAAATCAGGGGTAAAAACTTATCGGCAACGGATTGCCGCCCGTCTACGGGCATTGACAACCCAATCGCTATACCAAGATAAACAATGACTACCGCAAGCCGGAGCGGGCGCGGTGGAGGCATGGCAAGGATTGCTCATGGCCGTGGAAACCGGACTGCCCGCTTTTTTATGGATGGGAGAGGCGAGATGTTTAGTGGCAACACCCTCGATTATCGGGATGAACCGTTGACCAATGACGGTTTTTGGCCGGATTTGAACTTACGGGAATTTCAGGTTAATCGCAATATTCCGGCTGACTTAGATAATGACCTGTTAGCCCAGGCATTGCTGGCAAGTGCCGCTGAAATCAATCTTGACTTACAGCGTCTGAAAGTCCGATTGCAGGCAAAAGGCTATCAGAAAGCCGCAGATGTGCCAGGCATGGCTATCAATGGCGTTAATGCGTTAGTCGGTCAGTATAAAAAGGCTGTTTATGCCAGGGCAAAAGCGGATCTGTTGGGGGAATACACGGCTATTGTCAGTCGTGCCCCTCATCCGTCACAAGAAAGTCCTGAACTGCGTCCCCGTTTATTAGCGGAAGCGGCTTTTGTTATCCGCAATATGAAGGGATACGGGCGTACAACGGTACGCATGATATGAGCAAATTACATCATTTAACGGCATTTTTGCGGGAAAACCTGCCAGAACGTCTCTGTAAGATAGAATTTACCAGTGAAATGGATGAAATTCGTTTTATTCCTGCGCAACGGGATTTAGGTCTGGGACAATACCAGATGTTTATCCAGCAGTATGAGGCGGTGATTGCCTGGGGGCGTTTTCCATATAGGGAGTTTGATCCGCGATATGTCCCATTGTTAATAGAGGTGTGGTTGACTGAGCAGAGCAATGATTTAGGGGATTCCAATCTGGAGCATGAACGGCCAGCGATGACCGTTGAAGTGGATGAGGAAACTGCCGTCGTTGTGGTGTCGTTGTCACTGTCAGAGCCTGTTGTCATGCGTGAAGATAAAAACGGCATCGTCCCCTTTGATGGCAAGCGATGGATGCTGACTGATACCGAAATCTGGTTTGCTGAAAGTGGTGTCGTGCATAGCGCGGATGAGTCAGGCGTACCCGTTGGACAAATCCAATAATGATGAATGGGCAGTTAAACCGAAATCAGCTTAAAGCACTGCAAAAAACACTGAGTGGCCTTGAGCTACCCCCGAAAAAGCGCCAACGCCTGTTATGGCGGATGGCGAAATACGGGGTGATTCAGGCGGCAAAACGCAATGTGCGTAACCAGCAATCACCGGATGGTGGGAGATGGGCTGTCAGAAAAAGTCCGTGGCGCAAGAAGATGTTAAGGAATATGCCGAGGTTGCTGTATATCCGGGAAATGCCGGAAATGGACGCTGTATGCATTTACCTGCAAGGTGGGCATTATCGGAACGGAAAACAGCAGGTACCTGCGGGTGTTGTGGGGTATGCACAGCAAAATGGGATGCGTGTTCAGATCAGTCGGCGGCAGGTGCAAAAGCGCGTTGGCCGTGAGCGCATGGCAACCATTAAGCAGGCGAAAAAACTGCGGGATTTGGGTTATCAGGTCAAAAAAGGAAAAAGACTGCGTAAGCCAACAATCAAAGAAATTACTGAGAATATGCTATTTATTTATGCGGGAGACAAGATCCGTAAATTGAGTGGTAAAACAGCTAAAAGTGCATGGACGATTGATATTCCTGCCCGTGAATTCTTGGGATTGAATGATGAAGAATTCTTTAAGGTTCTGAAGCGGCAACTACAGGCTATCAATTATGGTTGGGATGTTAAAGCGCAAGACATGAGGTAAGGGATTAAATCATGTGGCCACATGTTCAGGTTAACCAGGTTAATCAACTGCAAAGCGAAATAGAGGAAATTGAGCGGGTACTGCTTTTCGTTGGGATGGGAAAAACCAACACAGGTAAAACTATTGTGGTTAATACCCAGACCGATTTTGATTCCGTGTTGAGAACGGCTGAAACCGCCCTGAAACGCCATGTATTGGCGGCAATGGCAAATGCGGGGCAAAACTGGTCTGGGTATATCCATGTATTGCCGGAATCGACGGATGAATTGGCGTTTGTTGAGGCGGTGACGTCGGCGCAACGTATAGCCAGTATTGAGGGCTATGTACTGACGGTCGGCGCAACCAAAGCTATGATTAAGGCAGCGCAAACCTTGCGAGCCAACACGATGGCTAAATTTGGCCGCTGGCAGTGGGCTATTCTGGCGGTTGATGGCACACAGGCAAAAGAGACTTGGGCGGATTATGTCACCCGTCTGGCAGAGCTACAAAAGGGTGAAGCTGTGGCATCGGTGCAACTGGTGCCGTGTCTGTGGGGCAATGAGGCGGGGGTATTGGCCGGGCGTTTATGTAACCGCGCCGTCACCGTGGCGGACAGTCCCGCACGGGTACAAACCGGGGCGTTGATGGATTTGGGTTCAACCGATTTTCCAAAAGATGGCACAGGTCAGCCGATTGATCTGGCAACCTTGCAGGCACTGGAAAAACTGCGTTTCAGTGTGCCGATGTGGTATCCCGATTATGACGGCATGTATTGGTCAGATGGCCGCACATTGGACGTAGAAGGCGGAGACTACCAGAGTATCGAAAACTTGCGGGTTGTCGATAAAGTAGCACATCGGGTGCGCTTGCAGGCTATCGCTAAAATTGCCGACCGTAGCTTAAACAGCACGCCGGGCAGTGTCGCAACGCATCAGGCATACTTCGCCCGTACCTTGCGTGAAATGTCGGGCAGTACTGAAATTAACGGCGTGACTTTTCCGGGGGAAGTGAAATCCCCAAAAGATGAAGACGTGGTGATGACATGGCGTAATAAAAACACGGTGGAAATTTATATCACTGTTCGCATTTACGAATGTCCGAAAGGGATCTCGGTGAGTCTGTTGCTGGGTAGCAGTCTGGAGAAAACCGCATGAGCAAACGTATTTCAGGCCAGTCGGTTGATTTTAATATGGACGGGGATCTGGTTCATGCGGAAAAGGTCAATCTGTCCATTACGGACAACACCGCCGCCGTCCAAACACAGGGCGTACCGGATGGCTATATTTCCGGTGATGTGGCGGCAGAGGGGGAGATTGAACTCAGACCAAATATCTGGAGATTGTGACCGCTAAAGCGCGCACGGTGGGTTCATGGCGGGGTATTCAGCCCGTCGATTTGATGTGGTATGCCAAGGCTGGTAACGAAGAAATCAAAGTTGAGGCTTACGGCTGCAAACTGATTGTGAGCGATATTCTGGACGTTGATCCGAAAGGCGGCAGTGTCATGATGCATAAAGTGAAATTTGTGGTGACCAGTCCCGATTTTGTGCGCATTAATGGCATTCCCTATCTGGAAGCAGAACTGACACAAGGCCTGATAGGGTAAAGAGGTGTGTTCATGGAAGAACATGAGAAAACCTTTGTGACGCTGGTGCTATTGGGGGCACTGATTGCATTAGGAAAGATGCTAACAGGTGATGAACCGATCACCCTGCGGCTTTTCATTGGCCGGATTATCTTAGGGTCGGCTGTGTCAGTGATGGCGGGAGTATTGCTGATTTGGTGGCCGGGTATCAGCCTGATAGCGGTCACAGGGATAGGCAGCGCATTAGGGATTGCCGGCTATCAGTTAATTGAAGTTTGGCTACGCAAGCGCGGCAGCGCTTTGTTAACAGGGAAGTTGAAAAAATGACACTGAGTGAAAAACAGCAATTATTTGCGGTACTGGTCGCACAATTGATCTTATGGGTGGACGAACGCGGTTATCGCCTTACTTTAGGCGAGGCTTATCGTACACCAGAACAGGCGAAGTTAAACGCTCAGATAGGGAAAGGCATTGCCTAGCCTGCATATTCAACGGCTGGCGATAGATCTGAATTTATTTATCGGGGGCGAGTACCAGACAAACAGTCATGCTTATTTACCGTTAGGAGAATATTGGGAATCGCTTGGCGGCACGTGGGGCGGGCGATTTTCTCGACCGGACGGCAATCATTTCTCACTGGCGCATAATGGGGTGAAATGATGTTCAATGCCTGGATGCTGTATTTGACTTTCCTGGCATTGGCATTCTGTACAGGCTGGCGAGTAAACCATTATTACCGTGACAGTCTGGAGTTGAATATCACACGGGCAGCGGATGTCGCGGGGGAAAAAATCAGGCAGGAACTGCAACACATTTCCAGTGTATCCGCCCGACAATTGGAAAATAAGTTAGAAGGGATATCCCATGCCGCCCCACGAGAGATTCATACTGAAATGGTTCGGCCTGTTTTTACTCATGTGTGCGTTAGTCCTGAGTTTGTCAGGATGTACAACGATACAGCCGAAAGTATTGAACGTTCATTATCAGGAAAACTTACTGACAAAATGTCAGAACAGATTACCGAAACTGACGGGAACAACCGGAAATAATCTGGCAAATGTTATAATGGATTATTCCAAATTATATGGTAATTGCGCCGCACGGCATAATCAATTAGTGGATGAAATTAATAAAAGAAAGGAATTAACCTATGAGCAAAGAAAATAAAGTCATTACTTTAATTGTCGGTGAAAATGAAATTACATTCGAGCCGAATATTGTTGCTTATAATAGCATGATTAACGATATGGCAATGGATAATAAGGTCGTACCCATTTACCTATTTGCGCCGTATTGTTCAGCCTGCGTCTAAATCAATTTTAGATGAATGGTTAAAAATACCCGGTGCTGCGATGCAAATCGTTGAAAAGGTCAATGCCGAATATGCGCCAAAACTGGAAATTGAAATAAAAAACTAAATACGCGGGTTAAATCCATTGATAACAGCCTGTTTGAACAAGCGTTAATATTGCGCCGTCATTATTTACCGAATGAGAACGATAATACGGACAATTTAGCCCGTGCAATTTGGTTGGATAATCGTTATTGGGAAAATATGCGGATCGCAACCGCGAATGGTATTGCATTAGCATTAAAGGGTGAACCATGAGGCAATTAGATTTTACATTAAGCCTAATTGATAAACTGACACAACCGCTTGCCAGTGCGAAAGCGGCTGTATCAGGGTTTGCCAAAGTATCACAAACGGCGTTTGAAAAAATTGCAGTCGGCGGCGCAGGGTTAGCGGGGACATTCTGGTCAATTAAGGGGAGTCTTGATCCGGCTATTCAATGGGATGATGCGATGACAGAGGCATCACTTCAGGGGGTTGATAGTGGCGTGATGGCGAAAGTGGCGGCGGATGCCATGAAATTCAGTTCATTGTATGGCAAGTCATCGATTGAATTTGTGCAATCAACTGTGGAAATCAGTAAGAAGATTAGCGAACTGTCACAAAATGACTTACCGCAGCTGACCCATATCGCCAATATCACCGCCGCCGCCCTGAAATCCAGTGCGGCAGATACGACTAAATATATGGGGCAGATGTTTTCGAATTTTTCCAGTCATGCTAAAGCCGTGGGGAATATTCAGTTTGCTGAGGAACTGGCGGGAAAAGCCATCATCATGTCGAAAATATTTGGCGCCAGTATGGAGGAAATCGCGGATTTGATGGAGGGGGTCCGCGCAGCCGGAACGCATTTCGGTGTAGGCATTGATGAACAATTGGCGGTATTGGGGGAATTGCACCGTTCATTGGGTACAGAGTCCAGTAGTGTTTATGAATCGTTTTTGACCGATGCCGTTGAGGGCGCGAAGAAACTCAGTATCAGCTTTGTTAATGCGTCCGGTCATATGTTAACCCTGCCGGAAATGCTGGAAAAGTTACAGGCCAAATATGGCAGGAACATTGAGGGCAACCTCAAGGCACAAAAGGAAATTGAGGAGGCGTTTGGCGATTCTGCCATTGTCGTAAAACAATTGTATGGCAATGTGGATAGACTGAGTAAGACTATTTCGGCATTAGGGGCCAATGATGGCCTGAAACGTGCTCGCGAAATGGCCGAGCGGATGGCGAACCCGTGGGAACGGTTACACGCTATTTGGCAGAATATCCGTATCGCCGTAGGTTTAACATTGCTCCCGGTGATCTCTTCACTGGTCAATAGGCTTGCCAATGCCAGTCAATTACTGGGGCGCTGGCTGAAATTGTTTCCGAATATCGCCCGTTGGGTCGGTTATATCACCATCGGTATTCTGAGTTTTGCCGCTGCGGGGGCTGCCGCCAATGTCGTGATGGGCGTGTCTGCATTTATTTGGATTGGCCTTAAGGGGATTTGGGCAGCCTGTACTTTGAGCTTGAAATTGGGCGCGGCGGCAGTATGGCTCTATAACGCTGCCATTACCGTATGGAACGTTACGCTAAGAGTTTTGCGGGGTGTTCTGTTGGCAGTCAGGATTGCGGCAATGTCGGCGGGTGTCTCTTTCACCTTTATGAGCTGGCCGATATTGCTGATTATTGCCGTTATCGCTTTGCTCGCTTACGGCATTTATAAGCTGATCCAGCATTGGGACGAAATTAAAGCCACCATGATGAACACCACGGCATTTAAGATTGTGGCGGCTTATGTGAAATGGGTCGGCGGGATATTTAGTGCGGTCTGGGATGGGATCGCGGAGGGTTGGAATAATCTGTGTAACGGGTTTAGCCGTTTTTCACTGGCAGATACCTTTTCGGGCATTGTGGATAGCATTGGCAATATTTTTGGCGGCTTATGGGATTGGCTGATGGAGTCGTTTAGCGATACCTATAATTGGATTGTCGATAAATTAAATGGTATTCCCGGTATCAATATTGAAACCAAGGCCATTGAAAAAACCGTTGCTGAACCAATGGGAAAAGCGGCGATTCCTGAGAGGGGTATTGATGGGAATAGCCAGAAAATCATTTTTCAGCCCAGTGAGGTATTACGGGGACAATCTCAAATGGTTCAGCCTGGTAAGGTTGTTAAACTGTCTGAAACGCAGAGTGTATTAACGGGCGGGAAAAAGCAGGGCATTAATAAAAATGGTCTGCTCAAAGAAGTGACAACCCACTCACAGACTATCAATGATAACAGCCGCCGCATTGAAAATGTGACGTTGAATATTTCCAACGGCATGACACCTGAGCAATTAACGGAATGGGAGCACGTGGCATATGGATGAGCCGAAATACATTGATTTGTTCATTAACGAGCGCAATTTCACACTCAATTCAGGGAATGAGCCACGTTTCTGTCATAACCGTGTTTCCATCGGTCAGGATTGTGTGCACGCCATTATTGAAAGTGGTCTGGCAACGAAACTTATTGCCGAACGCAGTCCAACACTACGGGCAGACATTCGCACACAGATAGAAATTCTGGTCGAAGACGACGAGCGAATTATTCCAGGGACGATCATCATTAATGAAGAATCACCGACTAAATTATGGATATTCGTCGAAACTTACGAGTTTGGCCGTATCAACGTGAGTGTGGGCAATGGAAACTAAACCGACGATTGATTACGAAAAGGTGTTACATGATGGCGGGATGCCGACCACCGAGGCCGAAATCAGTGCCGCCTTTGCTAAAGTTGTGGATGAGGCAGGGCTTGTCACTAACACGTCGAAAATGTCTCCGTTTTGGCGGCTGATTAACACCCTAGTGACGCGCCCTGTGTTATGGCTGAAAGCGGCGTTAATCAATGTCACCTTAAAAAATATGTATTTGGCGACCGCATCCGGCACATGGCTGGATATGTTTGCGTGGGGCGTCAACCTGAAACGTAAACCCGCATCCGCTGCGCAGGGTGTGCTCCGCTTCTATAAAACCGCAGGGGCATCGGCGGTCACCGTGCCGGTGGGAACGGTTATCCAGACCGAGCGCATTAATGGCGAAATCTATCGCGTCAGCACCACGGAAAGCGTGGTGATTGCGGAAGGGGTCACCAGTGCCTTACTGCCTGTAACCGCAGAGACCTCAGGGGGCGCATTCAACCTTGCGCCCGGCTATTTTCGTCTCTTGCCCGTGTCCGTATCCGGTATTGAAAGAGTACAAAATGAGGAAGGTTGGTTATTGACACCCGGCGCAGATGCGGAATCTGACGATGATTTGCGTGATCGTTGCCGGAATCAATATAACCTTGTGGGTAACTATCACACGGACGCAGTTTACCGCGGCATGATTGCCAGTGTTGTAGGCTTAAGTATCGACCGCATTTTTTTCCTGCATGATGCGCCTCGTGGCGCCGGAACGGCAAACGCCTATTTATTACTGGATTCGGGCGTTATCAGCCAGCCCTTTATTGACGTAGTGAACGATTACATCACCCATCAGGGACATCATGGGCATGGTGATGATATGCAGTGCTTACCGCTGCCGGAAACATATCACACGCTGACGGTGACGCTATTGTCGAGAACGTGGCGAACTACCGCCAGGAACAAATCGCCGCGTTGAAAACGGATGTTGAAAACCTGATCTGCTGCGCCTTTCGGGAAAATAGGGAATATCATGTGAAAAAAACCTGGCCGTATGCCCGATTTTCCTTTTCCAACCTGGGACAAGAAATACACCGTGAATTTGCTGAGATTGAATCACTGACCTTTTCATTGGGTGACATTTTGAGTGATTTAAGTGTGCCCAGGCTGCAATCATTGATAATTGAGGTGAAGAATGTCTGAATTTAGGGAACGACTCAAGCGGTTGGCCTTGCCGTCATGGATGGATAAGGGAGAACCCGCCAAACTACTTTGGGCCGCGCGTGAGTTCTGGTTAATGATTTACCGCTGGCTGACATGGCCGTTAGCCCAATTGGACGCGGAAACTTGTTCGGCGGAATTACTGCCGATGTTGGCCTATCAGCGGGACATCCAGCGTTTTAACGGTGAACCGCTGACATTATTTCGTAAGCGTGTGAAATACGCGTTTATTAACGCCAGAGAGGCGGGCAGTGTCGCGGGATTTATCGCCATCTTTGAACGTTTAGGGGTCGGCCATGTTGAAGTACTGGAACGTCAGCCAGGCATAGATTGGGATGTGATTATTTTGCGGATCAGTGACGGCCAAATAGCCGAGTATCCTGATTTGCTGATGAACATTATTCGTCAGTACGGCCTTACCTGCCGCCGCTACCGTTTTGAAGTGATGACGAATAACAAACTGTTTATGCGTGTGGGCAGTTTAGGTGTGGAATATTGCTGTTATTACGCGGCCATGTCCTCGCCGTCCTTGCTATTAAAAGTGGGTTACATGTCGGGGGAGTCCGTTTTTGATAGCGCCAGTTTAACGGAGATTACCGCACCCAATATTACCTACGGTGCATCATTATAAGGAAATAATATGGCATCAGTGATTACAGTAGACTTTGAGAAATGGAAAGCGCAGCAGGCCGCGGCGGGAAAGCCAGTGGTTTTGGATGAGTTTGTTTTTGCTTATGTGCTGGATTTAGATCCCACTCTTGCCATTAATCGCGATGAGAAATTACTCGTAGAAAGTCATATTGTGCATCGCCAGGCTGTGAACAAAACAGGGTTAGCGAGCGAAAACGCTGTAGCCTACAGTGTCACATTGGGAACGGAAGCCGGTCATTTTGATTTTAACTGGATTGGCCTGATAAATAAGGCTTCTGGCATTATTGGCATGATTACCCATGCCCCAACTCAGAAAAAAATTAAGACCGCGAACGGATTACAGGGAAATGTACTCACCCGTTCTTTCTTGCTGGAGTTTGACGGGGTAGCTAAAGAGACCGCTATCACGACCACGGCGGAAACCTGGCAGATTGATTTTACCGCCCGTTTATCCGGCATCGATGAAATGCAGCGCCTGATTAATGCTGACAGTTACGGTGAGGCGGCTTTTTTTGGTGATGGGTTTTCCGTGGTTCGCAGTGGTGACCGGTACACGGTCAAAAAAGGGCTGGCTTATGTCGGCGGATTGCGGGGGGAATTGGCGTTTGATCAAACGCTTAACCGCCTGCGCGATACCCGCGTTTATGCGGATTTTAGCTATCAAGGCAATTTGGTGAGCCAGTGGAAAACTATCGTTCATATCGTCGCAGCCAATGATCTTAAAAACTACGTCGATGCGGCAGGGTATCCGCATTATGTCTTTGCGGTTGCGGGTGTTGATGGCAACGGTGATGTAATGGATTTGCGCATTAAAGGGTCATTGAATGCCCGTGATATTTCCGCTATTTATCAAGAGATTGATAACGTGAAACGGGAATATGTGACTCAGCAGGCATGGAAAGCGGTCTGCATGGGAAACAGTCGAAAGGGGACTATGCCACGAATGCCGCATTAACTGTTGTCAGCGAAAACGCCAATAGTCGCCTGGCTAAAAACCAGCACGGCGCAGATATTCTCAATAAGAATGAATTTGTCAAAAACATAGGCTTAGTGGAAACCGTCGAACGGGCAAGGAATGCTGTACCCAATGACAGGAAAATTAACGGGAAATTGCTATTGTCTGATATCAATTTGATGGCGGGTGATGTTGGCGCCTATCACCAGACTACCTATATGACTGCGCTACCGGACAGGCATTATTCGGGGCCGTTTTCTTGTGGTCGGGAAAATGGATGGGCCAAAGGGGTGAGTATTGGAGTAGGGGGTGACACGGGGCAAATTTGGATTGATGCCGATGCACAGTTGCACACCCGATTTCTCAACGCTAACGGTACCGTAGAGCAAAAGATGACGATGGGTATTCCTATTGGCGCCACTATCGAATGGCATTCGGCTGCGCCGATACCCGCCGGATATGAACCCAATGAGGGACGCTCATTCCGTGCGGCAGATGGCCAAAATTTTTCCCGATCTGAAATTACCCGATGACAGAGGCTTATTTAAGCGTGGTCTGGATAGAGGACGCGGTTTAGATTCCGGTCGTTCGTTAGGGAGTGTTCAGGGGGACGCGATCAGAAATATCACGGGATCATTAGGTAATCCCACTATTGAGAGCGGGAGCAACGCGTCTGGTGCATTCAGCTACCGGTATAAGGCAGGCGGTCGCGCAGCCGGTGCCGGTGGTGGGGTGATTTCATGGACATTTGACGCGTCGAGAGTGGTCCCGACAGCAAATGAAAACCGACCTGTCAACAAATCAGTGATTTATATTACGAGGGTAAAGTAATGGCTAAATACAGTGCAGATATTCAAATGGCCCGGTTTGATGATGATGGGTTAGCCATTGTTAGCGGATGGGTGGCGGTTTATCGTTGTCATCCTGAAACACGAGAATATATTGGGGCCGATATGGATCTGGTGCCACGAGGTTTTTCTGTTGCCGCTAATGCGTATTTGGATGCGCCCGCATTACCTGACACTCATGATATTGCGATTTGTCGTAGTGTAGATGAAAAATCCTGGCGACATGTGCCTGACTATCGGGGTAAAACGGCGTATGCAACCGATACAGGCCGGCCGATCAATATTACCGCCATCGGCGTGTTGCCAGATAATCTCACCCTGCAATCACCCCAAACTCCCTTTGATAAGTGGGAGAATAAGCAATGGGTAACAGATAAATCAGCCCTAAAAGCTCATCAAATTGAACAGGCTGAGCAGCAAAAAATCTCGCTACAGCAGCAGGCCGATGCGGCAATTAAGCCTTTACAGGATGCCATTGATCTGGATATCGCCACTGATACCGAAAAATCAGTACTCGTAGAATGGAAAAAATATCGTGTGCGGGTGAACCGGGTAGATCTTTCAACTGCCCCCGGTATCAACTGGCCTGAGCAACCCGCGTGATGAACTGGCAACGGAAAATGATGCGCATCTCCCCGAATATGACGGGGATGCATTGCTCGATGCTATCCGTCCATCCGTTCGTATACGGCATCGGACATAAAACGGACAGTGGTCGCTATCTGAGTCCGGCAAACGCCATCAATTATCTGGCAAATAAAATCAGGGGCGCTGGAAACATAAGCGCCGTTGTACTCATGATCTGCGCGAAAACGCATAATGAATTTATCCAGCATTTAACCCAATTTTCAGCGGTGTTGCCGTTGCCGGTATTTTCTCAGGTCACCCGTATGGCAAAGACAGCGGAATGTCTGGCGATCACCAAAATGCAATTGCCTGGGAGATCGGGGGGCGGTTTGCCTCTGCCTCAACCGTTTTCAACATCGACCAGCCGCCTGGCCGTGAATGCGCAATTGGTTGCGCAGGCGAAGGCACAGGCCAGTGTGAGCAATAGTATTGCGGGATTGAAATCGCAATTAACACACTTCACCACGGCAAGACAGAACGCCTTACAACAAGTCACTGCCGCCCTGAATGGCGTCAGAGACAAATCGGCGGGTGTCTGGGTATTCTCAGAGAAAGGGAATGGTGCATTTCTGGCCGAAAAATTGCGTCAGGATATCCCTGAACAGGACGCCGTTTACACGCTGGCGACACTATTTACCGGGGACGATATTAGCGCATTAGAAAGGATGCTACACAATGAGCCAAATTATCACACTCGCCCTTGATGGCGAGGCCATACCATTAAAAAGTCTGACTGTAACCCCATCGGTGGTATTTCAGGACACAGACCAAAGCGGCCAGTCATCCAGTACCGCCGTGGCAGAGCAAGGCATTAAGCCTAAAGAGTTGCGCATTACGGGGATCATCCCCTTTCCCGAACAAAAAACGCTGTCACGCTTATTTGCCTTGGCAGAAGCGAAAGACGGCGGCAGCCTAAAACGCTACCGTGTCGCCAACCTTACCGCGCAGGCCATCAATTTTCGTATCGGGACATTCACCCATACTATTGATGCCAGCAAAATCGACGGTAAACAGGCCTGGCAGGTCACATTTACTTTACGTGAACACTTCTCTGTTGCTGAAAAACGGGACGCCCGCACTGCCGATAATATTCAGGCCAAAAAGCAAACAGGGCAGGGCGCAGCCGCAGCCGCAGCAAAAGAAGCGCCGGAAAAATTAAGCTGGTTTGAAAGAAAAGTATTGAAATCGATTAATGACAAAATAGGCCCCGCCAAATAATGACACCGATTAACCGGCTCTACCTTTCCGGTGATGAAATTCACCTGGTTGACGCCAATATTATGCTGGAACTGGCATCCTGTGGTCGTGGCTTTATCACGGCGGAGACGACAACGGATTACACTGGAAAACTGGTGCGGCTGGATGTCGGTTACACTGATTTAGTGTTGCGCTGGTTTACGGGTTATGTGGCACGCTCACAGCCAGCCCAAAACGATTATCAGCGTCTTTTTGTGCGAGAGCTGGTTAGTGTGTTTGATCGATTATGGCCGTGTTCATTTCAGCATCCAACACTGAGCCAGATTGCGGACTGGTTGCAGGAGTACAGCGGACTGACCTTCATATTGCCGGATGCCCCTTATACAGAGACACCTATCCCGCATTTTACCCATCATGGTACCGGCTATCAGTTGCTGGCTAATCTTGGGCAGGTTTTTTCGATTGAGGATTATCTCTGGCATCAGTTGCCGGATGGCTCGGTTTATGTCGGCAGCGGGGCGCATTCGATGTTTGCGGGGAAACCCGTCGACATTCCGAATGCATTTAGCCGGCGCCAGTCCGCAGGCAATGCGATGACCATTCCCATGATCCCATCGTTGCGCCCAGGCGTGGTGATCAACCAGCACCAGTTGAACAAGGTCAATCTGAACAATGAAAACATGGTCATTACATGGGAAGCCGTCAACAAACTGACCGGTCAGTCGCAGACCGGAACGCCCATGCAGCGCCAGATTGATGCCGCCTACCCCGAATTATCGGCAGGGTTGCACTTACCCAAATTTGCCCGCATTGAGGCACACACTGAAAGCACGGTTAGCGGTGATATTTCCGACCCATTCCGACCGCGCTATGCCGTTGATGTTCAATTGTTAGATAATGATGGTCAGGATGCCGCTGTCCCGCTGCCTTTACCGATGGCGGGCAGTGAATCCGGTATGTTCCAATATCCGCCAGTCGGAACGGTGGTTGAAATCGCTTTTGAGGCAGGTAGGCCGGATAAGCCCTTTATCCGGCAGACATTAAGCCAGGGCAATACCTTGCCCGATATCAAGCCAGGCGAACAATTGCAGCAGCAGCGGGCGGAAGTCTCGCAGAGAGTGACGCAGGAGGGGAGTTGGATTCGTCAGACTGACCAGACCATTAATGAATCGTCTATGCACCGTGAAGTCAGGGCAGACACGGAAACACGTACCGCAGTTGCACGGGAAACCACGATACAGGCCACGGATAAAGCTACCGTTTTGGGTACAGCTACGCTATTGGCGGGGACAATCCAGCAAATTGCTGACGGCGATTATTGCATAGCAACGTCATCGAATTTTGTCGCCAGTGTGGGGAAAGGGGCCAATATTGAAATCGGACAAAAGCTGATAGAGAAAATTGGCCTGCTTAAGCAGAGCATCGCCGGAGCCAGGCAAGAAATCGTCGCACCAGTGGTTTGGGTGGGCAGCCAGCAAATCAACGTTATAACTTTGATGTTAGAGACGTTGGATGTGGTTAAAGAACTGGCGGAACTGACTGCCGCGCATACGCACCACAACACAGGCACGCCGGAAAACTCCAGCGCAATAAGGAATACGGCCTATAAATCGGATGGGCTGAAACAGAAGTATTCACCTGTGATTGGGTGAATATCGTCCATTTGTGTGAGGTCCTTTACGCTGTACCCTAGGTTGATATTTTATGCTATAGGTATTAGACTGGTTACGTCAGTTAAGGAATATCGCGCTAGGACTGAGGCTACTAATCTCGGTAATAGCACAAAAGATACCCCCGCCCTGTATGTGTAAAAACAAAAAAGCCAACCTCACCAGTTGGTTTTTTTGTTTTTACCAACTCATCATTTTAATTGATTGAATCATCTGAAAATAAACCTATAATCAACGGCTGTTAGTTTGGGGTAGCGTTCTGGCCTGTGTATCTCTGACGCAAGTTTTCGTAAGTCCTGGCTGAGTACAGGTGGTGCTGATTCAGTGCCTCGGTCAGAGCGCGATATTCCTTAACTGACTTGATGGAAGCTAGCCGGACAGGCAGCGTAAAGGCAATGGCTGGTTAAGTCGTGCTCCTAACTGGAGCAAACGGGTGAAAGCATTTATTGACACTGCTATCATCGTTCTCAAAGCGTTAATCGCGCTTTTAGAGCTGATCCGTGCATTTCTGAAATAGATAACGGAAACGTAGCTAAGGCCATCGGGGTAACCTCCTGGTGGCCTTTAACATTTACCGCTTTTGATCAAGCTACTGTGTTTTATAATCTTTACCTCTCACAAAACGCAACCAGATGCACATAGCGTCATTCACTCATCAACCTATTAAGCCACTCTTGTTTAAGTGGCCTAATATACTGATCTAGCAGCTTAAATTTGGCAATCCCGACTGGACTTGAACCCTTGCTCAAGCGATTATTGCTCCAGTAGTATGGGAGGGTAGTCAACAGATTAGTGTAATGGAGTTAATGAGTTAATCGATTGATATGGTTAAATAATTTTCAGTTTACCGCGAGTCATACACATAATAACACTGGGACGCCTTTTTAAATGTGGTATCAATCAGCGCTACTGGTTCGTGTTCTGATGGTCTGAAACACAATTATCTCGCCCGCAACATGCGGGCTTTTTTTACACCTTCATAGAGCTTGAATACAATTCTGATATTAAAGAACCTGATTACCATCGAATCTCAGCTAGCTTGAGTAAATACTCAGGTATAGGTGCTGCCCGGATACATGAATAAATAAGCTGTTCGAATGTTTTTTTAAGGTTAAAGCGCCAATTGAACCTGAAACAGAATTCGGCAAGATAACGAGGTAAATACTTTTTGCTAATCGAATGATATGTTCCGCGTATCGAATTTTTTACATTACTCATCATTGTGTTA